CTTATCATCAATCTTCTTAACAATTTTGGTGGCAGCTTTTTCTTTCTTTGATACTTTAGGCTCTGATGACTTCTCTTCTTCTACCGTTTCTTCTGGATCTTCTTCTTTTTGTGCTGTTTGCGGTTGTTCTTGTTCTGGTTCCTGTGATTCTTCTTGAGGTTCTTCGGTAATTTCTTCTTCGGGTTCAGCTTCAACAACTAGGACTTCTTCCATCTCCATTTCAATTTCCATCTCAACTTCTGTTTCTACTTCAACAATTTCAACCTCTGGCTCAGGTAAATTTATTTCAATTTCAGCTATTTCTAATTCTACACTTGCAACTGTTATTTCTTCTACAGGAGCTTCAATCGGAGTAAATTCTATTTCTCCCTCATTCATGCTTACATCATTGAATTCAAAAACTTCTTCAACAAAGTCTAATTCAACGGAATCAAAGAGATTAAGGTAATATATTTCTTCAATAGTTGTAATTTGCTGTGTGATAATAGTATTTATCACATTGTAAAAAACATTAATTGTGACATCGTCAAATAAGGGACCTATGGCAAGGTTTATATCTCTTCCACCTACCTCAACTGTTATTTTATTTAAAACGCCACTGAAATCGAAAGTCCCGTCATATGACTGATAACCTGAGGCAACTCCACTCTCAGACAGTACATCAGTTCCTGAAAAGACTGTGTTGCTACCATCAGTTCCTGTAATGTGCATGTAGATTCGATCTTGAGCATCTCTTTTATCAACCTCAATTGTATATTTTACTTGCCCACCCTTATCTATTTGTAAATCTGAAATGTCAATGTTTTGTATTATAAAAGTTGTACCCATTCCAGACACACCCATTATTGATGTATTGTTTCCTGATCCTGTAATCTGTGCACACCTATCGGCACCTAACTCACCACAAGTATTTCCACTAGGTATACTAGCAGGACCTTGCCCACCCCAATCTATGTTCATGGAACCGTCATCAACAGATGTCACATAACCATTATTACTATCTAAAATATTACCAGAATCTTCATTAGTGACAGTCGTGGTTGTTGTGGTGGTTGTCGTTGTTGTGGTTGTAATTATTTCTGTGCCTTTATCTTCTTCAGTTATAACGACACTCTCTTCTTCAGTAATTGTAACTCCTGGAGTGCAAAGACCTTCAATGTCAGGTAAACAGTCTGCTTTAGAATAAGAGGATACCAGTAGTAAGAACAAACAAAGCTTTAAACAAACTAGCATTTTGTGCATCACTAAACTCCTTTGGTTCTGGTTTATTAGCAGCAATATATTCTAGTTTATATCTACTACCGTCTGGAATCTTATCTGGATTTGCTTCCCAATATGCGGCAGCTTCCGCCCCGATGAGTCCTTGAACAGGGCACGGGGTCCCTGCATCCATCATGCTTGTCCAAACACGGGGGTCCTGACATAGTAGGGCCACCGCCGAGACTTTCATGCCAAAAGCATATTGGCTGCGACTAAGCTTAAGAAGTTGACACAGCTCATCGTCTATTAGAACGCCTGTAGCAATACCTAAGACATTATTTTGAACGGCACCGCCCACACCAACTTTACAAATATCACTATTTGAGTTCGGTAGAACCGGTGCATTCGCTGTTGGGGGTGTATTGTTTACTACCGTACTCGACACGGTATTGGTCTCAGCGTAGGATTTTTTTTGAAAACCTAAAAAAAGAACAAAAGTTATTAAGATTGCTGAAATTAACCACATAAACCAATCTTGTTTCATCTAACACCTCCATCTTTTACGAGCTTGTCTTAATCTTGAGTTAGGATCTTTTGCTGCTTTGGGAAACTTTTTCATTTGTCCTGCACTTCTAGCACAGAACGATTTTCTTCTTTTTGCTGCTTTTGAACCAGGTTTTACTTTACCTGTCACAGCAGTTTTTAATTTAGAACCAGGATTTTCTCGTCTATAACGAGCGACACCTGCTTTAGTCATTCCCGCCCCACTTTTGGTGGAGCGGAAATATTTTTTTGTTTTAGGTGGTTGCTTATCTTTAGCCATTACTAAAAATACAGGTTAATGAAGTAATGTTTGTTAATGTAGCATGGATTTTTGTCTGAAATCTAATACCGCTATCACCTATGTAAGTTTCAACCATTTGAGTTGCACTTGCAGGTGTATCAATATCAAATCTAGTTTCCCCACCACTAGCATCTTTAAGCACAATGCTTCCTGCGGTTCCTCCACAAACAGCATGTACTGCTATTAATCGTGCAGGTCCACTAGTCACATCACCTGTTGCAGTCACCTTTGATGTTTTATATCCAAACATAACTTACTCCTATTGGGTATCAAAAGGTGTTGCGATAGATCCTGAACCAACAAGTTCACCTGATACATAATATAGGTTTGCTGCAATAGCAGTAAACTTAATGTAAGAACCTTTCAAACCACCTGTAGTAGCGACAGAAGCTCCTGCCTCTCCATTAAGATTTACTTCATTGTTTGCTGTAGCGGGAATAAACTGTTTACCTGCTACTGATGCATCAATACCAATAGTTACACCACCAACAAATTTATCATCTGTGGATGCTGTTTTTATTGTTCCTGTAAAATCATCAATGAATAAAATCTCAAAAGTTGTTCCGATTGTATTCGGATTGTTTGGATCACTGCCTGGACCTGCTATAGCACTATCTGCTGTTGAATTAATTGCAGGTATTGTTATTGCTGTAGGTGTTCCTACAGGATCCATTGTTACTAATCTACCTGCATGATCAGCAACTGTTAAATCTGTTGCTGCTGTTAAAGCAGGAACTGCATCTGGACCTAAATTAATAAAACCGTTTTTCGATCTTACTGGTCCGTCAAAAGTTGTATTTGCCATAATAAACCTCCTTGGTTATATAGACCATAATCACACAATCTCTATATCGTCTGTCTAGCCAGTTTGTGTAATTTGTATGCTAGAAATTTAAATATGACATAAAAAAAGGGCGGAGTCAAAGACAACCGCCCTTAAAAGGAGGAAATAGATATGAATATCTATGTGTTCACTAGGAACCTTGTGAGCCGTATACACAACGAGGATCTGAAAAGCCGAAGCTGTATCTTTCTCTCGCTTTGTATCTTACATTACCTGTATCGAAGTCACCTTCCATAGCTGTTGATAATGGAGTTCTTACAAAGTGCTTAAAGCCATTTGGTGCATCAGTTTTAATGAAATAACCGTCTGTGTCTGTTAAATAGTGATTTACTACATAACTCTCAGGAATCATGTTCATGTTTCTTAATGCATTAATGTCATTGTCAGCAGTTCCTGTTCTTCCTGGTGAGTTTAAGATTCTGTCAGCAACAAATTGTAATTGTACAGGAATAATTAATTTTCTTCCTCTTGTTGCAATCAATAATCCTCTTTCATCAATGAACTGTGAAATATCAATAAGAGCCTGTTCTAATGAAGTTTCATTAAGGTCAGCGTCTGTTGAATTTCTGTTTGAGAAAGTTCCACCGAGAGATGTTGGGTGAGCTGCGTTTACAAGTGAAACACCGTCACCACCAGGATTTGTACCTGCTGCACCTGATGCTGCAAAAGCATTGTTTAACACGTCAGCAGCTTTAATCTGCTTTGTGTAAGCCATTGATCTTGCTAAGGCACGTGTATATCTTGCAGAAAGTCTGTCATAAAGATTATCTTCAACAGCTTCTTCAGTAATAGCAAATGCTAAAGCAATAGTTTCGTGTGAATAACGAGAAGTAAAGCTTTCCTGAGCTTGATCAAAAGTGACCGCTGCTCCTTCAGCTTTTGTTCTTGCATTACCGAAACCAACTAGCATTACTTCTTCTTCAAAAGCTCTCTCTGATGTTTCTTGATCAAAGATTTCTGCATGTTCATTTTCGTATTTATCATACTCCAGGCCGAATAAAGCGTTCAAACCTGGCTCTAGTTCTTTGACTAGCTGTTGTCTTGATATAGCCATAATTTAACCTCCTTATACGCCTGTTGTATCAGTAAAAGAGTGTTTATTAATCTTCACAATGATTGAAGCATTTGCTGAACTATAATCATTGTTATCTACATCAGTAGATAAAGATACTACTCTAAAGTTTGCTGCATTTGATGTAGCGAATGAACCGCCATCAATTGCAACATTTGATACACCATCTTTTGTTGAACCCGCAGAGTAAGTTGCAATGTTTGCATTACTTCCTACTTGCGCTTGACCCGCATTTGTATCATCCACTTTCACTTCAAAAAGTGCGTTTGGATCATCAATTACGTTAGCCACTATATCGTCTGCCACTATTGCACCTGGATAGTAATTTGAATAGGTTGGTTTTTGTGTCGTTGGATCAGTATAAAAACAACCGTTGAAAATCCCTATCAACTCAGCACCCTTAGTGGAACCTACAGAGATTGAACCGTTTGCATTAAGCACAACTGGATCACCCTGAAATATTGCGTTGGTTTCGTTACTTGCAATTACATACTCGTTTTGTGCAGAAGCATTATATCCCGCACCGAGTTTCTTGACTGAACGAAAACCAAACAAGCTATTTATATTTGCCATCTTGGACTCCTTATGTCTAAGTTGTTAATAAACGACTTAAGGAAACTATTTTTTTCCGCCTCCAAAAGTCACCTTACTTTGCCTATCCGCATGGATTGGCATACTAGGGTGTTCGTCACGAAATAAATCATTCTCTACCGAATCATTTTGTCCTTGAGTTTGTTGACGGAAATATTCATCCCGATCCTGTTTAACTTCCATAGGACATCTCATCAGTATTAAACCACCAACTCCTATTACACCTTTGTATTTACCATCTTCATATTTTGGTAAATCAAATCTGTCTGGATATTCATCTGCCCTAACAAATTCATATCCTGAACGTAGTCTACCCATGATGTTTTTATCATCAGACATACCACGCATTTCAGCACGTACCCACCGATGGTGAAAGCCCTCAGGTGGCTCGGGTGCTTGAAGTGATGATGGAGGGACCCAACCTCTTTTACGAACTATTGTATTTTCACGGGTTTCTTTCGAGCGTGAAGTCTTAGTATTTGTTTGTCTTTGTTTTTCCATTTATGCCTCCTTCACGTATTTAGCATATTGTTCAAGTGTTACTCCTAATCTCTTTGCCATTGCGGCTTGAGAAGGGGACAACTTGACTGTCCTACGCCCAGATGCTTTGTTTGTGCGTGTTGCAGAGGCTACAGGTTGAGCGACTTTTGCCACCTCTGGACTTCCCCCTTGATTAAATTTTTGTGGGAAGTATTCACGAATTTTCTTATCGAGCTCATCATAGTATAAATCTGATGATGGATCAATCTTTTCTTGCAATACAAGATTTTTATGAATTGCTTTAGCTGCTTCAGTCATCACAGGATCTTCTCCAAACCAATCATTTTTTTCTGCCCACTCCACTGCTTTAGGATCAGCTTTCGCTTTTGGCACTTGTTGGTTTACTTGATTTTCTACCTGATTTTGTACATTTTCCTCAGGTTTTTTCTGATCTTGTAATTGTTTCGAATATTTAATTCGTTCAGCATCAATCGTTAATCTAGCTATTTCTTCATTAGCTTCAATTTGTTGATCAACATTTCTTGTTGCAATAGCATTTTTTAATTTATTTTTTGCTAAATCTAATTGGTTGTTAACTCTAGATCCAAATTCATCTATATAATTTTTATCTAATGTTTCATATTTAGACTTTATGTCGTTGGCCTCTTTTTGAACACCTTGAGCATATTGTAAGGCAGATTCTTCACGTCTTTCTGCTTCACGAAGTCTTTTTGTTAATTTATCAATTCTCTTTTTTACAGAAGCCGAGTATTCCTGAGTTTCATCTTCAACTTTTGGTTTTTCCTCTTTGGTAGGTGTTTCAGTCACCTCCACATCAGGCTCTTGTTGTGTAGTTTGAATTGCTTTGTTTGTTTCATCAACTGTTACTTCAACAGTTTCTTCGACATTTTGATCTGGCATGGTTTCTTGTTGTTGCATGTCTGCCTCCTTACATGGTTAGGAAATCTTCGGGATTATCAATAACACCTAAAATTTCATCATCATTCATTAATCTAACTTCACCATCTGTAATTTTAATTCTTGATCCTGCATACTTACCAAAAATTACCCAATCTTTTTCTTTACACCAAGCTCCGTTTGGAAATTTTTCTTTTTCTTTGTATGCATCAGGTCCAACTTTTAAAACAAGACCAATACTACTTGCTACTTGTGATTCCTCTAAAGATTGATCAGTTAGAATTATACCGCCTTTAGTTTTCTCTTTTCTTTTGTAGGGGAGAATTAATAGCCTCCAACCTGTTGGTTTAGGAAGTTTCTCAATCAATGAGTCCTTCATCGTCGTGCTCCATTCTTTTTAGCAACGAATTTAGTTCACCTAAAATTTCGTTGTATGCATGATATTTACCTACCATGTGTTTATATTCTTCCCAATCTTTAACACCTGAAGTTAAATATAAACTAATGTCGTTTTGTTTAACTTTCAAGACCTTTCTTAGATGATCTGCTAATTTAATTATGTCCATTTTGCAGAAGCAACAATCTTTGCAAGTGACTCACATCTGTTTTTTGTTTGTTTGTGCCAACGTGAATCCTTCATGTGCATGGCTGCCATTTCTCCATCTTTCTCTTTTAAACTAGCCCACATGTTGCGGAACTGTTTGACACCTGTAGCCCCCAATTGAAACACCATCTCGACCAAGACTTCTTGAATTGATTGAGGCAAATCATCATGACTACCTATTTTTTTTAAAATTAAATCATCTGCACCTGCGGCAGCTCTATTTAAATCAATATCAAACAACTCATCTGCTTCTTCTTGTGTTATTTTTACACCTTCTTGAAATCTTTTTCTTTCATGTGCTTGTACGAGATGCCCAATGCCCACAGTTAATTTTCCCAAACTATCAAGGTAAGGCTCCAGAACGCAGCCTTCATGGATACGTACTCTTTCTCGAAGTGAATCTGTAATTTTAATCATATTCCCCAGTTCTCCTTTTCTTCATGTTCATCTTTTTTAGGTTTATCTAAACCTAGCAGTTTTCTTAGCAATGTTTTTAGGTTGTTTAACAAATTGTTTTCCTTTCTTGTTACCTTTTGCTTTCGCTCTGTTGGTTGCAGCTTTTTCTCCCGCAGTAAGTGACTTCCAAGCTGCATCAGGAAGATACCTTCTTTTTCCTTTTGATGGTTTACCAGAAGATGTACGCCATTTCTGCTTTCCCCAATCTTTTAAACTTTGTTGTGATTTTTTCAAAGCCATTAGTTTTTATAGCCGCCACCTTTTTTCTTATATTCAGAGGCTAATAATTGAGCTTTTCTTGCACTCCATTGTCCAGGCTTTCCACCTTTTGAACCTGCCTTAATTCTACTAAATAATCTTTTTCTCATAGAAGGTTTCGTGTAATTACCTGCCTTATTTACTGTAGATTTCTTTTTTGTCATCTGCCCTGTCCTCTATACTTTTTATAACTTCTTCGTTTATGTTTATTCATCGTAGATGTGCTTATACGACCATTTCCTATTGTAGTCTTTTTGACTACATGTTCAATAGCATTACCCTGAGTTTGTTTTCTCATGCGCTCATTTAGTGAGCTTTTTACTTTTTTCCCAAGAGCGGAGCCCGGACATTCCGAGTAAAGCTGTGACGAGCGGGAATAAAGTCGACATATCAAGCTCTGGAAGCGGGTTATGTTGAATGCTGAAAGCAGCTAAAATGAAAACGATAAATTGTTTTAATACGAATTCCCACAATATCGCTAGGGCACAGGACATCCCGATGAGGGGGCGCCACGACCGCTGCATCATACCACCAAAGCCTGTGGCTGTAGACTTAGCGTCAGCTAAATTAATATCCATTTGTTTGGAATTGATTTCGTTTTCTAGTTCTTTGAGTTTATTTCTTGCGGCGAGTTTTTCTTCTTCTGAGGTGTGGACACTGTCAATAACTTTACCGACAGTGTCTACTAAAGATCCGCCTAATAATTTTGATAACATTGATTAGATGAATTGTGCAGCAGCCCAACCGATAACTATACCGATTACGAGCCATTTTTTCTTTGGGTGGTCGTGCCACATCTTTATGATCATGTCTTTCATTAGAATACCCCCTTAAAAGGAACTTTCTTTACCTGAACAGAATACTGTCCTTGTGTTTTAGACTTTGCAGGATCAGTAGGTGCTAATTTAAAAGGCACTTTAGACTTATCAGTCATCTGAAACTGTCCTTTGTCTATGCTTTTTTCTTTCATCATAATTACCTCTTAATGTACTGTAGGTTTCTGATACTGTACCTTGCTTCCCCCTAATGTGTCAATTAAATTAATTGCGATATCAGCCCCATAATTTTCTTCATACACAATCCTTGTTGTATAAAGCATCGCAGTAGCTAAAATTATTCTATCTTCATCAGTAAGAGAGGGTCTACGCATGAAAGAGTCTAAATCTGTCATGTATTTTTGTAATTTTTTGTCTGACATTAGCTTTTTTTTGATATTCCTGCTTCTGATAGCGCTATTGCTATGGCTTGTTTTCTGTTTTTCACTTTTTTTTTTGATTTTCCTATATTTAACTTTTTATTTTTGAATTCTTTCATAACTTTTTTCACTTTTTTTTGTTTTTTATCCATTTTTATGCTTTTTTTGTATTAGCTAACACATTTTTTATCATTTTTGCTCGTAAGTTTTTGTCTAAAGCTGTTCCTTTATTGCCTTTTTTAAGTTTTGAAAATTTTTTCATCAAAGATGACCTTGATGGTGCTTTATATCTTCTAACTTTACCTGATGTATTAAGAACTTTTTTCTCTTTGGTATCTAATTTTGGTATTTTAATTGACATATCATGAGCCTAACATGTTTTTTGCAATGTTAATAGCATTTCTCTCCCTAGAAACTTCAATTTTTTCTTTATCAATTTCATCTTTTTGAGCTAATCTTGCAATTTCCATTGTTGAATCATTCTGATCATCTTGTGTCCTTCTAATTAAATCAGCTTTTCTTATATTTAGTTCTTCTTCTTTTAAATTTACCAATGGATCTTTACCCGCATCAGGCATCATCTGTTTTTCCTCCTCGACTAACTGTTGAGTTAGTTCTACAATTCTTTTAGCGATAGCATTTTGTGATTCAACTTGTATTGCTTGTGTTTCTTCAGGACTTAATTGAACACCTTGTTGTTGTGCCTCTTGTAATTTTTGTTGTGCACTTGCTTGTATTTCCTCATTTGCCATTGCTGAGATATGATCTTGTATGTGTGCCTGTAAAACCATTAACACGGCCATATTATTTTTTACTAAATTAGAACTCATATAAATTTGATGTGCTTTGATGTGTGCCATATGTTCTTGTCCAGGAAAAACTTGTAAAGGTAAATTTCTCATTGAGTTTGCATTTTCCATACCTGGATCCATTGGCTGTGGTTGCGGTGGATCTGGTAAAATTTGTTCTATGTTAGGAATCCTTAATGCAACATACATTCTTCTATAAGCTTCTCTTAAGTTATGTAATTCAGGTGCTGTTTGTGCCATTTGTAATTGAGTCTGTGCCATTGCAATTCGCTGTGACATTGAAAACATACTTGGATCACTAACAGGCATGATGTCAATTCTGTCATCAAAATCTTGTTGCTTGATTGCAGGATTTACATTGCCCACGCTATATGGATAGGTCGGTGGTAAAAATAATTGGAATGTTTTTGCTAATAATTGAAATTCTTGTTTTTGAGAATTGTGTAATCTCTTGTGAATAGAACTCATGACCATTGTGCCACGTTCCATAAGAGCTACAGTTGTTCCAACAGGAGCGTTTTGATTAATTTGTGCATCTCCTATCTTTGAGTCAGCAACTGATACAAATCGTTTTGCTGCATCAACACAAAAACCAAGCAGAGCAAATAATGTTTGATCAGGACCTTTGTAAGGTAAATTAATTAAAGAACCTTGTATTGTGCCACTCGGTGCATCCACATCTCTAAATTCACCTGGTTGTAAAGGTTGATCATCATCTCTTATGCGTATGCCTCTAGCTTTAAAACCTGCGGGAAGATTGCTTAGGGTACCTGCATCTAATAATTGACGCAGAGCTACTGTGGCAGTTCTTGACAAACCACCTATCATATGAATAAGACCAAAACCATAAAACCCTAAGCCAGGAAGGAATTTGTAATGCACGAAATATGCTTTCTTCTTTCTTAAAGGATCTCCTTGTTCGTAGTTTCTATAAATAGATAAAACTTTATTACTACTCTCATCAACGGTAACGATGTATGGTAATTTTTGCCCATCAGGATCTTCGTATCCTGGTAAATCTAAATAACAATGACTCTCATATAGGGTGTACATATCAGAGGTATACCCTTTTGATTTAACACCTTCGATTGAATCATACTTATCTTGCACTTGATCATCTTCGTTAAAAGGTCTGACATCAACATCTCGATACATTCCAAATATTTGTTTTTTCTTAAGCTCAATCTCATTCATCTTAATGATATGAGTCACTCTTTCAGCGTCATCTAAATAACTTGCACCGTATGGTACAACCAAATCCTCAGCAGGTACAAATTGTGAACGAGCTTTTTCTTCTGTTGAATCATAAAATATTTTTCTAAAAGCTGATCCTGCTAAGGGTAAATAGAAAAGCATTTGATCAGTCTCGGTTTCATAATCTTTCATTACATAAGTAATTTGATAATTCATATAATCTCTTACACGTTGAGCTTGTTCCTCAAGTTGTTCATTTGACTGACCAATGATGGATGTTTTTACAGGACCATTTGCAGGTAATAATTCTTTGTATGCTTGTGATTGAAACTGTACCGCCGCTTCTGAGAGCACAGGGTGTGTGACAGCAGAAGCACCTCTAAATGGTCTGGTGCGTTCCTCATATTTGAAACCTAATAAATCTAAACCTTTTGTGTATTGTGTTTCCCAATCTTGTCTTGAACTTTTATCTTCCTCAATAGCTGTCATTAATTCTATAGAGATAGAATCTAAATCTTCATCAGATAAATATAATGCTAAATTGGAATCGTGTCCTTCCTCGGGATTTGCATTATCTACAAAAGGTTGCATATTACCTTGTGCATCTTCTACAAATTCTCTCACTTCTTCTTCTGATCCTGGTTGAATAATTTCTAATGGATCACCCTCTACTTCAATTTTATCTTCATTGTAATTTATATCTGTAGTAATTCTGTTATCAACTGCCATCATACATCCTTGTCTTTGGTCTTTTATTCGGTTTCATTAATTCAAAGCCACGTGGTCGTACTATTCTAACGGGCTTTTTCTTTTTTACGACTACTTTTTTCATAAGGAATCAATACCAAATTTTTGTTTAACTAATAATTCACCACGCTCTTTAGGTGTCATAAATTCTGCTGCTTGAGCTTCATTAGGAAATAGTACTTCTAATCCTGCTCCTATACCTGTACCAAGTGCAGCTTTAGAACCTAAGCTTAATAGCTCTGATGCTCCACCAGATTTTGCAAGACTAACAATCGCTGTTGTGAAAGCAGCTAATTTTTTTGGTGCGATTGTTTTAAATTTATTCTCAGCTATTTTTTCTGCATTTACAGCAGAGGTGCTACCTCTCATGCTATCATAAACACTATTAATAATATCTGGAGTCACTTGAGTATTGTAATATTGAGCTACAGCAAACTTAAGTCTGTTTGCAACAAGAGTTTTAATTTTTTCTCTAGTGTAGGGTTTATTTGTAGAGGGATCTATAGAATTTCTTAGATCAACAGCAAACTTATCATAATCAGATTGTGCAAAATTTTTAACTAAGTCATCAATGTAAGGATCAATTGAATCTGCAACAGTCAAATAACCTTTATTATTTTCTAACAGTTCAGTAATAATTTTTTTAACACCTTTGTTTTTGGGATCAGGAATTTTTAATCCTCTTTGTATTTCTCCTTCTAAGTCAAAAGGTATGGTGCCCTCATTTATCAATTCTAAAAGTTTTGGTCCTGCTTTGAATTCTGGATACCTTAATTGAAATTGTTTTGCAGATTCATTCATCAATGCCACCATAGAAGTTCCGCTTGGAAACATATCTTTTACTCTTTTGTAATAAACATCAAAAGTTTCATCCGCTTTTGGTTTTGGAAAAGTTGTACCTGCGGGTAAACTTGCCTCAATGTAATCTCGACTTTGTGTGATGGCATTTTTTAATTCAGGATATTGATTTAATGTTTCAACATCAATAACCATACCTGGTTCAAAGCCTAACTTCTTTGCAATTTTTACAGCTTCTTTTGTATTAGCTAAACCAAGAAAGGTTCCACCCTTTTTCAAAGCTTCAACCCCTGTTTCTTTTATTCTAAATTTACCAACAGGGAATTGTTCATCAGGAACATTTACTGATCTTGAAGAAGGTAATAGACCTTCTGTTGCCTCAACATTAGTTCCGAACAAATCATCAACAGTGCCTACTGCATCTTTAAAAGGTTCTACAGGTATCCCTGCTTCTTTTGTCAGTTTCCCAATAAATTTTTCAAGTTGTTTAGTCATCAGTTATAATACTCATACTCTCTATATTCCCTAGAGTCATCAATATAATCATCATCTAACTCTACAAAATTACCTGCACGATATCGCATCAATGCCTGTGTCGTGCTATCCACATAGTCATCGTGCTCCCCAAAAGGGAACGCTGCACACTCTTCAATCAACTCATGTGCCCACTCATAATCAGGAAAAAATACTTTGCCTGATTCAAATATAGGAGCAATAGAGTTCACCCTTGTCAACTTATCATTACCCCTACTGGGTGTAAAGTTAGATATTGGGATACCTAATCTATTCAATTCTTGTGTCAATGGCATACC